AAGTATACTTTTCTTAATTCTTCCGAAGCTACTGCTGCTTTTCCTAGTAAAGTTGTTCTTCTTGCTTCTAATTTAGCTGCTCTTACTAATTGGGAAGTTTTTTCAACTTCAAGTTTTCTAGCAGCATCAGTAGTAGATACAGCTTCTTTTTGAAGTTGAGCTATTTTAGCTGTAATATCCCTACCTACGAACTGAGATTTAGTAAGTTTATCTTGCTCATCTCCAGCTTTTTTTAATTCAGCATTTAGAGCTTTATAACTTTCGTAAATTTCACTTGAACTTACCTTATACTGATCAAGTTTATCTAATTGTTCTTGCGTTAAGCCTTTAAATTCTTCTGCCATATAGAGTATATATGTTATAAATAGGAAAGACGTCTAGTTTTTAGACGCCTTTGCTGTAAAGGATGGTTTAATGTTAGGTCCTAATGTTTTTTTAGCAGAAGGTGCTTTTTGTTTATTAATTTCAGCTACCTTTTCTAAATGTTCTTGTATACTGTTGAAAGTAAATTTTCTAAGCCATATAGGCATATTATATACGTCACTCCAAGTATACCCTCCATTACCGTGAAATACTATTTCATGTATTTGAGTAAATATACCGCTTCTATGACTAGAGGTCAGGCCAAAAAAACCCTACGCCTATTGGCAATGGAACGCCCCCCGATACGCCTTCCGCATAAAACACTAAGTCTATATCCGGTGATACCTTGGAAATATGTTTTCTTAAAGCTCTTGCATCTGACGCTAATAAGTACTTATCAACAAATTCTCTGATATCTTTACTTTCTGTTAATTCATTTACTGAAGTTATAGCATACTTAAGTCTAGTGGTTACTTCTGCGCTACTATCTTTGTTGAGTTTTTTTAACCCAGCTATTTCGTTTTCTATATCTCTTTCTATTTTATGAGTAATTAATCTAAAAGTTACTCTATTTTCAGTCTTTGGTAATGTAAATTCAAAATTGTTATTAGCTTCTTTAAGTAATTTTAAATCAGTCTCTTTATGATCGAGTTTAGACAAGTCAACTGTAAACTTTTCTCCTCCTATCTCGAATTCATAATCTTTTCCGTAAGAGAGTATTCTAGCTGCTACCATAATAGCATTTTTATCTCCTATGATTAAACTACTATAATCTACTCCTTCAGTAACTATTAAAGCTTTTAGTAGTTTATCTATAACAGTTCCATTAGCTATAAAGTTTTGATTAGTAAGAATATCTTCTTCTTTAGCAGTCATATACTTCATTTCGATAGTACCTGATCTGAGTGGGGAATCTTCTGGGTATACTAACCCTTTTGATGGTAATTCTACAGTTTCTGTAGGTATTTTAAATTTTGGTTCCATAAATTTTATTGTTATAACCGGTTCTTTTAATAAATATACGAAAATTATTTTATGGGACAAACAAAAAACCCGACTAAATGCCGGGCTTTAAGATTTATATGTGGTAATGTATTAGAAATTCAATACACAATAGTCCATTGCAATTGAAATTTGTAGATCAACTACTTCATCTACAGACCAGTCATATTGACCAAAGTTAGCAGTTTCAATAAATGCTCCTTTGATTACCCATTCACCTATTATGTCTCCAACAGGACCTAGTATATTAAGTGTTAAGTCTTTTTTATAGAAGTCTGAATAACCAGCTCTTCCTGTTACTGATTCATACGATAGTCTAGCCCATTCCATTACTGCTTGTGCTCCAGAAGGTGTGATTGGATCGTATAAAGTCATATCCATATTTGCCCAATCTCTCTTCCCACGAATTTTTCTGTAAGAGTTGATATGGTCTAGTTTAATAACGTTATCTGTAAAGTTAGGAGCTGTTACATTCTTAACCATAAACGATGGTATACCGTCTACGAAAAGAGCAAATCTATTTTGCACTTTTGGCTCGAACGCTCTAAACATTATTTCATTTGGGTCTAATACTGCCATTTTATGTTGTTAATTTATTATAAATAGTTATTAATTATATTATGCTCCAAAGCTTGCCCCAGAAGGTTCAACTGTAAAGTCTAATACAATGTATTCTGCTGTTTTAGCCGGCTGTATAAATATCTGACCAATCAATTGGTTTCTATCTACTACATCTGACGTATTATTAGTGTCGTCCATTACTACTTTGTAAGCATAAAGACCTTGTCTCTGTACTACTGAATCTAAGTAAGGATTAACTCCAGCTAAAAATTTGTTTCTCGTGTTTACTGTGTTTTGCTCAAATACTAAGTTTTGTGCTTGATTACCAATAAACTCTTTTAAGTCTATTAATAGTCTTCTTACATTTACTCTATCTAAAGCAGATGATTTAGTTTGTAAAGTCTTTTGACCAAATACTGCTATTCCAGTTCCTGGGAAGGAAGCTATTGGGTTTACTTTACCATCATATAAAGTATCTCTCTGTGTACGAGATAATCTTCTTTCTGCTTGAATAACTCCGGCTAATCCTCCTCTAACTAATCCTGCAGGTGCAAACCATGGTGCGTTAGCTCCATCTGTAAATGCATATACTCCAGGAATAAATGTTGAAGCTGGTGCAAATACGTTTTTACCTGTAGCTGAGTCAGTTTGTAACCAAGGCCAGTAAGCTGCTGCATAAGAGCTATTTAATGTATCAGCTTGACCTGTTACATTAGATACTGTTGCTCCGTAAGCATATAAGTCTACTACTGCTATACAGTCTCCTCTAGTTTCAGCTAAGTCTATTAATCCATCTACTGTTGCACCGTGATGGTTATCTAATATACCTGGTGCTGAAATAACATTAAATTTAAAATCGTCAGCATTATTAAGAAGTGTAAGTACACTACTGTAATTTGCAGTTCCTAAACCTTGTGAGTTAGCATTTATATCTCCGTAGAATTTCATTCCACCATGAGCAATATTTCCTGTAGCGCTCATAAATGCTCCAGATGCTGCAGTTGGTAAAGAACCAGATGCAGAACCTAATCTTATAAGTCCGTTATTACCTATATAATTTAATGTAGGTAAATTAACTGATGCTACTCTAATGTATCTTGATCTGTTTACATATTCACCAGTAGTAGTAATATGGTCAGCAGTTCCAGCTATTGCTTTAACTTGGTTACCGACTATCTTTTCTATATAGTTTGGTGAATTTGGATCTAAACTAAGATTGTTAAATGTTTCTAAAACAATCTTACTTTTTAAATTGTCATCTCCTCTTCTTACTGATAATGTAAATGTTCCTTTAGCATTACTAACGTTTGAGATCTCCCATCTCAAATTGTCTTGAGTACCTAAAGTTAATGAACTATCGCTATTTTGAGAAATTGAACCCGTAAGGTGCCCAGAATGGTTATTATATACGTCTCCTTTTCCTATAGTTTGTAAAGTAAAAGGTTGAGTACTACTTTGAGCTGAAGCTGATATATGAGTACTTGAAGCTGCTGAGAATGATCCGGTTACTACTCTTGCTACTAATAAACTATTTCCTCCTTGAGAAAAGTAATTTTTAGCGGCAATAGAAGTTAAGAATTCTTGTTTTGTAGAAGCTGATTCAAATGTATCTCCGAATACTCTTACATATTCATTATAAGAAGTAACAGTAGTAGGTATTTCAACCGGTCCTTTAACTGCTGGTCCTATTATACATGCTCCTACTTCAGTTGGTGCGGGGGTTACAAAAGATATATCATTTTCTCTTGTAAATACACCTGGGGAGATTATAGTTTCTGCCATGTTTGGTTTAATTTAATTATGTCTATTAATAAATATTAAGTAAATATCGAAACACATCTTATCAAAAGAGTATTCGTCGTCTTATATAAATAGACTACGATATTCCAAAATTACGTAGTAATATATAGTCCTTTTTCTGTGTTAACATATCCTTCTCCATATTTAGCTTGGAGACTTATAGCAATATCTTTATCTAGTGTATCAGTTTTACTAATAAATGATTTTAACACTGCTCTTCTCTTTTCTATAGATAGATCTAATTTAGCTAAATCTAAAAGTTCAGTATCAATTAAAACTAGTCTTTCTTTGATATTTAAAACTGAGCTTAATTCTTCTTTGGTTAGTTTTTTTGTTTTATTTTTTGCCATTGTTTGTTGTTTGGTAATTTTAAATTAATATCCTGTATAACCTCTATATTATAATAATCAAATAGTTCTTTCCAAAGCAAACTACCTTCATACTCTTTTGCGACCCACCATTGAAGCTTTTTATCTAAATGTACAGCTTCTTTCATAAAACCTTGTTGGTAGCTTTTAGTGCCGTCATCTTGAAACATCTTATCTATTACATAAGGGTAGCAAGTAAAGACTCTTTCATCTATTGATTTATAATGAATATACCCGTAAACGCATTCTTCTTTAGTAACATCGTTAAGTAAAGGTTGGCTTTGTAAATAAGCTTTTCTAAAACTATTCTCCATATCTTCTTTATAGTTAATAATGTCTGTATCTAAATCTGGTTTAAATTTAACTATAGATTTATATTTGTATGGATCTTTTATTAAACTAGTAGCATACCAAGTAGACTGTAAATATGAAATTCTTTTTCTTTTATGTTCCGGTTTAGTAAACATAAAAGTAGTTTCATTACAGTATTTTTTATATCTATCTAATTTTTTAATCCACCTTTTATTTTCATCGGTTTGCCATGAGTGTACAAATAAATCAGTATCTTTATCTAAAAATGGAAGTATATTGTCAGATAAGTTATATAAAAATCCAGATATAAAAACTGCTTTATTCATAATTTATAATATAATCGCTGCAGACTCCTAATCTATTATCAAGATTATCGTTTTTAATTTCAGGTAATACAGCTATACTATTTTCTATATGAATACCAGGATTAGCCCACATATATCCTTTAGATGTTACAGCTACATCGTCTTTATCATGCCAAAAATAATTAAGATATATACCTCCTCTATCTATTTCTAAAAGTTTAGATAATGCTTTATGATTTTTACAATGAATCCATAAATGTCTATAGTAACTTTCTATAAATTCTAACGGAATACTATATTGAGGTTTATCATGTCCTAAAGCAAACTTATTATCTACAAACCAAAAATCTACTTCACAATCGTAACCTCTACTTAAAGCTTCAGCAATATAAGACGGTTTATTTTCTTTTTCTTTATCTTTACCGTTAATATTACCTCTGTGTGATATTAAAATCATTTTATGTTTTCTAAATAGTAACTGAGATCTTCAGGGGTACCTAACCCCCACATTTTAGGAATATCAAAAGTGCGTATTTGTTTATTGTCTTTAATTGCTTGATTAAAAACAGGGCAAACATAGAACTCACTATTAACTCTAATATCTTTCTCAATCATTTCTTCTGCGTACTTTACAAAATCAGAACCTTTCTTCCAATAGTAGTAACCTACAGTAGCAATATCAGATATAGGATTCTTTTCTGCAACTTCAGTTACTAGTCCTGCTTTATTAATTTTTGCAAAACTCCATTTAGGATGTGTAGCTTTAAATGTAACGATACCTCCATCAGCATCGGTTTCATTCATTTTATATAAAAATTCGTTTGAATCCCACTCTACAAATTGATCTGAGTTAGCGAAGAATAAAGGGTTATCATTATCTATATATTTTTTTGCTAATAATGCAGTACAGGCAGCTCCTTCTGTTACTCCGTCTACTTCGACTATTTTACATTTCGGAGTAATAAGGTTAAGTAGGGTATCTAAGTTATATTTTTCTCTATGTTTTTTTTGAACAACGTATATATAG